GACAAGGGTTTTACTTTCAAGGTGAAGAAAAGTTAAAGGATTGGCTTCGCAAGGTAGAGTCGAAAGCAGGCGACCATAAAGCGCTTTATGATGAGCTAGGGGATATTCTGCTAGATGGTGTGCATGATCGTTTTAAACGTGGTGTGGCACCTGATGGTAGACCTTGGCAAAAATCATGGCGGGCAATTGCTCAAAATGGTCAAACGTTAAGAGATACGGGCCGATTATTAAACTCGATCCGTACTCGACTTAACAAAAACGGCGTTTCAATTCTTACCGACGTTTTATATGCAAAGTTAATGCATTTTGGCGGCACGATTCGAGCCAAGAATAAACCTTATCTTGTTTTCAAAACACCAACAGGCGGTTGGGTAAAGCGTAAATCTATCACCATTCCTGCACGTCCAATATTCGGTGTATCAGAAGATGATGCTCAGAATATGCTAACCGCTATTGAGGAATATTTGGAGGATTTATTAAAAGATGCCAAGTAATTATTTTGCGCTTGAATCAATCATTAAAGGTCGTCTGCAAGACATTGAGTCTATTCAGGCTGTTTATACGCCATTTTCTGTTGATGACATGCTGCAAGCAACGGCAGTAGCACCATCAATTAGCATCATTTATGTAGATGATCGAGTGGGAGAGTCGGCAGGGAATGGGGCAGCAAGTGTTGTTTATCAACAATGGCTTGTTGCTCTCTGTGTTGAGGAAGCAGGATCACAACTTGAAGATACAACGCTGATTCGTAATGCAGCCAGTCCGATGATTTTAGAAATCTTAAAGCGTATGCAAGGGTTTAATCCAGAGATTTTTGGATTTAAGCAATTCAAGCGAGCAAATGCAGGTGTTCAACATATGTCAGCAGCAGGCAAGTTGTGGCTGCCGTATTTGTTTGAATGTCAAATGATTAACAGTTTCTGAGGTATTTATGGCAAAGCAATATAAGGCTTTAAAGCCAATTGGTCGCTTTAAAAAAGGTGACTTCATTGGTGGCTTAACAGAAGCAGAAATTCAAAAACATAAACAACTTGGAAATATTGAGGAAGTCAAAGTTCAAGTTGTCAAACCTAAAGAGGTAAAGGCTAATGGCTAAGCAGTATATTTCGTTGCAAGGTAAATTATATCTATCGCCGATTGTCGCAGGTGTGGCGGGGGCAGCTCGTCATGTTGGAAATGCGCCAGACTTTGAAATTGAGTTGGATGGTGATGTGATTGAACATCAAGAATCAACATCTGGCCAACGTACTACCGACTTCATGATGACGAAAACTCGTAGTGTGAAATTCAAAGGCACTTTAGAAGAAGCGAGCAAAGAAAATATTGCTTATATTCTAAATGGTCAGGCAACAGCAATTGCAGGCGGGCCAGTTACAGGCAAAAGTCTTGGCACTGTCGCTGTCGGTGTTGAGGTCCCATTGGGCGGATACAATGTCTCAAATGTGGTGATTAAAGACTCAACAGGAACACCAGTTGTTGTAGACTCATCAAAATATAAAGTTGATGCAGCTTTCGGCACGGTAACGCTAAGTGATGTAACTGGTCTGACCATGCCATTGACTGCTGACTTTACAGCAGGTGCGGCTTCTGTGACGACAATTAACGACAAGGATAGCGCAGAGTACGAGCTGACTTTCCGTGGCATTAATACTGTAGATAACAGCAAAGTTGAAGTGAAGTTGTGGCGTACTAAAAAAGATGCTTCAGCAACATTCCCTTTGATTCATGAAGAACTCGGTTCTTATGAAGTAAGCGGAATGGCACTCTCTGATGTAGAGAAAGGCAGCGATTCAAGTCTTGGCTTGTTTGGACGTGTTGTTCAGATTGCTGCAACAGTTTAAGTAATACATGCAGGCACAGGGGCGCATAAGCGTCTTTTTTTGTGCCTGTATTTAGGATTATTTCTATGAATGACTTTTTTCTTTTAAATAATGAATCGTTGCAGCATACATTCATTGATCAGAAAATCGAAGTAAAGCAGATTAAGATAAAAGACTTGAATCATTTTGCTCAATTTGCGGATTCAATCAAAAAGCTAGACAGTTATTCAATAGAAACAATCACAGCGTTAATTGGAACTGAGATTTTTAACATCATGGGTCTTTGTTCTTTGGTCACTTCACTTGACCCACAAGCTTTCTCAAAACATATTGCAGATCAGGATGCGATTGCTGAACTGGTTTTAAAAATCATTCAAGTGAATGAAGCGTTCTTTAAGAAAGAGAAACAACAAAGTAGATCAAAAACCGAGGTCAATGAAGCCACTTGGTTTGATTCGTTTCAGTACTTGATTAGCTGTGGTCATAGACACAACGACATCATGAATATGTCCTATGGGGCTTTCCAAAAATATATTGAAGCAGCTCAAAAAAATGAGAGACAGAATATTAAAAATACTGCTATAGCAGTGCGTATTGCGATGCAATCAAGCAAGCAAGAATGGGAAAAGAGCATTAAACAATTAGAAAAATAATGAAAATCTGTTAATGACTTTATTTCGACAATTTGCTAAATTGTGTGAGATTAATAACAAATGGGTAACACAATGAAAAAGGTTTTATTACTCGGGGTTTTAAGTTTTTTAATATCTTCAAGTGTTTTTGCACGTGAAACTAATTCAATGCGCTCATCATTCGAATTAGTGACAGTTGGCGATAGTGAAGAAAGTTTGCTTAGAAAAATGGGCAAACCAAAACCAAGATTTTTTGTTTACCAAGATGGTAATTTCTCTTGTGCTGCTACAGAATATAAGTATGACATTGATATGCAGGCATTCACTGTATGGATTTGCAGAGGCGAGATTTTTAAAATTGATGTGAAGAATAAGTGAGAATAAAAAATGGCTGGTCAAGTTGTTGAGTGTGTTGCATGTGGTCACGTTGGAGCAACCAGTGGTAAAGTTAGTGCCTTAATTTTTATTATCTTATTGTTTGTGTTTTTCCCTGCTGCAATTGTTTATTATATCGTAGCTAAAAATAATAAAGGTTGCAGTGCTTGTAAGAGCAGCAATGTTAAGCTATATGTACCACAAGCAAAAAATCAACAACATCAACCGCAAATACAACATAGCAACGTTCAGCAGATTCAATGCCCAGATTGTCGCGAATACATTCGATATGACGCTAGAAAATGCAAGCATTGTGGCTCGATGGTTGAATAATACTCCAAAGCACCCTAGGGTGCTTTTTTGTGGTTATGAGTTAGCGTTATGCAGGGCGATTCATTAAATCCTTAACCATTTTTTGCAGTTGGTCAATTTGGTTTTGTTGATTTTCGATCACTTGTAGTACAAACCCTTTATCAAATTCTGCAATATCTTCTTTTTCAAAGCTCTGCTCTAGGCGAGCGACGATATCCGCATTCATTGAGCGGTTGTTTTCTTTTGCAGTGGTTGCAATTTTCTCTCGAAACTCAGCAGTTACGCGAACCTTAAGAGTAACAATATTGTTTTGATCTTCACTCATAAAACAGGCATCAAAATAAAACGAATAATAACCCCATTATGGGTATTGACCAATAACCCCAAAATGGGTACTATTATTTTTGTACCCAGTATGGGGACTAAGGAGAAGCAAGTGAAAGAGAATCCAAAAAACTCAACCGATGTGCGATTTCGTTTAACAAATGAATTGCATGAGCCATTAAAAGATATGGCAAAAAAAGAGCAGCGTTCAATGAATTATTTGATGAATAAAGCAGTTGAACTTTTAATTAAACAAGAGAGTGCGAAAGCATGAAAACCACAGACAACAAAAAAGCCCGAACTTTGGACGGACAGGGCTTGAATGTTGTTAATAAAGGAATATCAACATGTCAAATATAACCCATTTTTCCAAAGGTAAGCAAGTTCAGATCAGTGAACACCAATTATTGCGCTTACTTGAATCAATTCGTACTGCAAAATTTAGATTTGCTGAGTTGCGAGCTTTAGCGGGTGTAATTGCTGAAAAGTCTAGCAAGCACTCAACAGCCGAAACACTGGCACGTTTAGCATCTGGAATTGCAAACGACTCGCAAGATGAATGCTTAGAGGAATTTGAATTCTTTAAAGAGTATTCGCCACAACTGGCATCACTTTTTGCAGAGGAGTTGGCAGCATGAATGCAGTAGTTAAAATTGATGACCAAAACGTAAATGTTGTTGAGTATAAAAACTTACCTGTTTTGACCACTGAGCAACTTTCAGAATTTTATGGGACAGATTCGGTTCGTATTCAGCAAAACCATGTTCGCAATTCAAATCGCTTTGTGGAGGGTAAGCACTATTTTAAGGTTGAGGGTCAAAATCTTAAGGATTTTGCGACTAGCTTAAAGATAGTCACAAATTCTCAAATTGAAATCTCAAGCAAAGCCCGCTCCATGATTCTTTGGACTGAAAAAGGCGCAGCTCGCCATGCCAAGATTCTCGATACAGATCAGGCATGGGAAGTTTTTGAGAAATTGGAAGATTGCTATTTCGCAATGAGGGAAATTGCACAACC